ACCTTAATACTTTTTTTTACAAAAAATACTGCTACTCTACAAATAGGAGTATATAAAATTTTATGGGGATCATTAACAAACCCACCATTAAAAACGGTTATTAAAAATCCTATATCGGGACAGTATGAAATAAAAAACAATAATTCTGCTAATCAAACAATACCACAAAAAGTAACTGACTTTTTTCAGTCTGGATTATTTAATATACTCGATACTATAAATGCATTGGATTTATGTAATATTTTAGCTTTTCTTACAACAACTACTAATTCAAGACCTAAAGCAAGAGACAAGAATCCTTCTCCCTTACTAAAAGCTTTTTATAAAATACAAGATAAAGCTAAAGAAGCACAAGATACGATTGATCAATATTTATCACTTCCCACATCATTAGTTAGAAGTTATGTAGGAATACAACCTGAAGTAGTAACTCCTCAACAAGCTGCATCAGGATCTAATACAAATGAACCAGCAAGCAGTTATACTGGTACCAAAGCACAGACGTACAATGTTTATAGTTTATTACAAGCTCTTAAGGAAATTTTTACTGTAGATGGTAAAAATTCTATTATAACTTCTGAAGATGCAACATTACTTTCTCAAGTACCTGGATTTGGAGGTAGTTTAAACTTTATAGACGACTTTATTGGATTAGCAAATCAATATACCGATTACAGAAATATAAGTAACGCAGATCTTCAAAAATTAATTAAAAAAATAAATGATGTTAGATCTGTTTGTGTAACAATTCAAACTTTAGATTTTAAATCTGTAGTATCTACAGTAGGTAATTTTTTAGGTGTAGATGTAAGAGCTCAAATTCAACAATTATCAAAAGTAGTAGATCCTACTAAGCTTTTAACTACTATAAAGCAAATTGCAGATCAAGCAAGAAGTTTTACAAGACAAGCTCAAAGAGTTTTTAATATCTTAACACAGTTGCAATTTATAGTTAAACTTTCTATACTATTTGTAAAAATATTTACTTTTATAGAAGTATTTTTCTCAGCTAATCCTGCACCAGCCTTAACTCTTACTGCTGGTATAATAGATAAATTTGAACAAGCTAGACAAGCAGCCACAGATGGTAAAAATAGAGTTATAAAAAGATTAGAGCAAGTTAATGGTTTATTGAATGTTTTAATTTCGTTTATAAGATACTTACTTGCATCAGCAACAGAATTATTAAGCAAGCTTGACTTACTAATAGCGCAACTTGAAGCTTGTGATACAACTAAAGATTCTGCTGTTTTACTAGACTTAAAAGCTAGCTACGCAGATTTAAAACAAATACAAGAACAATTAGGAACTTATATAGCATTATATGACGGTAAAACAAGTCCTAATACAGCTACTTTTGGAAAATATAGTATAAGAGTAGTTGATGAAGAATTAACCGATAAATCAATAGTCAATAAGCGTAGAAGAGGTATAGCAGTTAATGAAAGTGGTAATATAGTTGCTCAATCAGATTTGACATTTGCTACTAATACTTCTATTATTATCGAAGAAGTAAAAGTTAAGCTTGTTAGTTTAAAATTAGTGGCACCTCAATTTAGTAGTTTTAATAGTGCTAATTTAGCCGTTATTACAACTTCAATAAATTATCTAGAGGATGATACATCTTTAAACCCAGAATTTAACGTAGATACCTTACTCCAAGACAATCCAGACTTACCAGATAGTACAGATGTTAATGCAGGAACAGGATTAAATGCATTTATTAATAACTTACCTGGAGGTAAAAAATTAAGAATTAGAACTAGAGCTGTTATGCAAGTTGCAACTGATAAAGTTAAATCTCAAATAGATCAATCAAAAATAGACGCTAATAATGCTTTAACTGCTCCAAATGTATCTACTTCAGTAGGACAAGAGACAGGAAATCAAAACAACGTAACACCTCAAAATAGTAACCCGGGTGGTGTTAGGTTAAAGTAATAAAAACGTAATAAACAAATATTTATAAGCATATGGGACAAACAGATTTACTTAGGAAGCTTATCCGCGAAGAAGTTAGAGCAGTTTTTCAAGAAGAACTAGCGACTATTCTTAAGGAAGCAATTATCTCTAACAAACAACCAATTACAGAAGCAGCAGCTTTAAAAAAAGCAGCTATTCCTGGAACCCTTAATACTCAGCCAGTTAGAAGGTTAGCTGTACCAAATGTAGGTAAGGATAACCCTTTAAAGAGCCTACTTGCTGAAACAGCTTACTCGATGTCAGAAGATGACATGGAAGGTTTTAGTTTTGATTCAGGAGATGCAGCTGGATTTCCAGGCATGCAGAGTTTTACTAAAGAAACACCAGTAGTTGATTCAGTTGGAGGCATGCTTGCATCAGCAAGACCAAGTTCAAACTTGGATGCTATCCAAATTAACGCAGTACCTGATTTTACAGCTATAATGGCTAAAATGCAACAAAACGGAGAAGTATAATGGCATATAACATAAGGAATATTAATGTATTAGATTTAAGACCTTCCACTGGAATTGGAGTTTCTCTACCTTTTAATAATCCTGCTGTATTTGAAACTGTTTATAATACAAAAGAGCAAATTAAATATAATTTAATTAATTTCTTACTCACAGATCCTAGAGAAAGAATTTTTAATCCTTCTTTTGGTGCCGGTATTAGAAATTCATTATTTGAGCAAATAACTGCTGAAACAACTGATAATTTAGATACTTTAATTAGAACAGGTATAGAAAGCTACTTTCCTAATGTTGTTATAACCGCATTAACTTTTGGAGCTGATCCAAACAATAATACACTAACAATTAATTTCTCTTATACTATTAAAAATACAAGAGAATCTGACAATATAATACTAAGTATAAATGGCTAATAAAGATATAAGATATCTCAATAAAGACTTTAGCACCTTCAAAGAAGCGTTGATCGAGTATGCAAAAGCATACTATCCTACTTCCTATAATGACTTTTCAACATCTTCTCCTGGTACTATGTTTATTGACATGGCTGCTTATGTTGGAGATGTATTGGCATTTTATTTAGATAATCAAACTCAAGAGACTTTTTTAGAATATGCAAAGCAACCTTCCAATTTATATAACTTAGCTTATATGCTTGGTTATAGACCAAAGGTAACTTCAGCAGCTATTGTAAATTTAGACATATATCAACAATTACCAGCATCAGGTTCTAGTTACACACCCGATTTTAATTATGCTTTAACAATAGAGGATGGTGCTCAAGTTAGATCGAATGTTAGTAATAATATTTATTTCTACCTTCCAAACTCAATAAACTTCAATTTATCTTCTTCTATTAATCCAACTGAAATATCAGTTTACACTACTGTAGGTGGTAATCCAAATACATATCTTTTAAAAAAGACAACCCAAGCTATATCAGGTCAAGTTAAATCAACTACTCTTACTTTTGGTGCAGCTGAAAGATTTCCTGTTAGAAATATTCAAGATACTAACATTATTGAAATTATAAATGTTACAGATAGTAATGGTAATATTTGGTATGAAGTACCTTACTTAGCTCAAAACTTTATATTAGAATCTGTACAAAATACACAAGCCGCTTATCCACAATTATATTCTGAAGCAAACCAAGTACCTTTTATTCTTAGAAAAAAGCCAGTGCCTTATAGATTTGTTTCTAGATTTAAAGAAAATAATTCTTTAGAGTTAGAATTTGGAGCAGGTATATCAAATCAAGCAACATCTTCATTATACCTACCTAATCCTAATAATGTAGGAATTGGTACAGTAAATGGCACAACTTTATTAAATACTGCTTTTGATCCAACCAACTTTGTTACTAACGACACTTATGGCTTAGCACCATACAATACAACTTTAACAGTTCAATATTTAGTTGGTGGTGGAGCAGTTTCAAATGTGCAAGTAAATCAATTAACTAATATTGTAAATATTACAAGCAACTTCGACAATACTCCTTCTAATGCAACACTAGCTGGTACTATACAAGCTTCTTTAGCCGTTAACAACGCAGAAAGAGCAATTGGTGGTGGAGATGGTGATAGTCCAGATAATTTAAGATTAAATACTTTAGCACAATTTCCTACACAAATGAGAGCTGTAACACAGCAAGATTATTTAGGAATAGTTTTAGGTATGCCATCTAAATTTGGTCAAGTAGCAAAAGCATATGTTACAAAAGATGAAGCAACTTTCTTTCAGTATGTAGTTAACCAACCTGGAGAAAGAGATCCATTAGCAACTTCAATATATTTACTTTCTTTCAATGTAAATGGACAATTTGAAGTTCCAGGACCAGCTCTTTTACAAAATATACAAACATACTTGAAAGAGTATAGAATGCTTACAGATACTATTAGATTAAAACCAGCTTATATAATTAACATAAAAGTTTCTTTTGATATTATCGTATTACCTAATTACTCAACTAGAGATACAATAGCAAATTGCTTAGCTGTTTTAAAGGTTTATTTTAATAGAGATAATTGGCAAATTAATCAACCTATTATTTTATCTCCAATTTATACTTTATTAGATCAAGTAGCAGGTGTACAGACAGTCAATAGATTAACAATAACAAATTTATCAGGAACTGATACAGGCTACTCTCAATATAGTTACGATATAGCAGGAGCAACTTTAAATGGTACAATCTATCCTTCATTAGATCCATCCATTTTTGAAGTTAAGTATCTTGACACAGACATTCAAGGACGTGTAGTAACATTATAATAATATGGCAGTATACCAAATATTCGCATCAGCAGATGCAACAATTTATTCTCGATATCCAGTTAAAAATACTGGTAGGGATCAAGTATTAGAAGTGTCTGTAAAAAACTCTCAAGATGGAGTTGCATTTTATAATAAGCAACAATTGCTTACTGAAAATCCCTACTACACGTATGATTTAGCTGCCAATGATAACTACAGTACTACAGATCAATTATTTCCACAGTCAGATATTAGAAGAGCTGTACTACAATTTTCTAATAGTGATGTAGCAAAACTTTATAACTTTGCTTCTCAATCTGTAAGTGGCTCTTACGAAGCAAATCTTAAATTGAGTTTAGCTTTTGCACAGAATTTAAATACAACTTATTCTCTAGAAGCTTATGCATTAACTCAGTCGTGGACAATGGGTACTGGTAGATTTGCACAAGTACCTCAATCTACTAATGGAGTCTCTTGGTTATACACGGGACCTTCTGCAAGCTCAGCTGCATGGACAACTGGTGGTGGTTCTTGGAATAGTGCCATAACAGGTGGTCAATATTTTGACTACATGGCTAACAAGGATGTTAATATGGACATTACCGACATAATGAATAGTTGGTTCACTGGTTCAGTTAAAAATAGAGGATTGATCGTTAAACATCCAGATGTCGTAGAAAACGATCCAAACGCTTTCTTAGATTT